GGCTATCTTTAGCAAGGTTTTTACTAGTTTATCAAAAGAAGCCCCTAATTTATCGTAGGGGTTAGCGTCTACCGCTTCGCCAAGGGTACCAAACTTTTCAGTGCCTTGCTCAATAATAGCATTTGTGAACGCCATTCGCTTCTCAAATGCAGTTACTTCCCCCGTAGTCTTTCCTACGGAGTCGGCGTACTGCTTGGTTACGTCGTCTAAACGTACCATAATACCTAATTCGTCTAGTATTTCTGGCTCTAGCTTTGCTGCGCCTCGTACCAGACGGTCGAGAGCATCCGTCATATCTCGGCCTAAAGCTTTGGAGGCGCCGGAAGCTACCTTTGTAAGGCCTTCTAGCTGCATCGTAGAAAAGCCTGCACTTGTTCCTACGGCTACAGCCTTCATTGCGGAGGCTGCTGTAATGGCGCTGCCTGTTATTTTTTCTAGGCCTTCTGCGACAAGCGGAAGATTTGTGCCGGCAGCGCGGCCTGTAAACTCCAAACCCTCTGCTAGTAGCTCTACGCCTGCGGCTCTTTTTAGCACGCCAAAAGCAGCTGTTATCGCAAAAGCGTTAGCGGCTACCGTGGCATATGCGGATAGAAAAGTTGTGGCGGTTCCTACAGTTTGGGCTTGCTTAGCAAAAGCTTTAGTGCTATTATTAGTTAGTTGGCCTGCACCCTTCTCTTGCTTGTTGTACCTATTTTTGGCTTGACCCGCATTGTCTGTAGACTGAGCTAAGCTGTCTGTGGCCTGGGACGCTTTTTGAGCGTCCTTAGCAATAACTTTAAGGTTTCCCTGGTCGTCAATGGATAACTTAATTTTAATTTCATTCTTAGCCACATTACTTTCTCTTCATCTTATCCCGCGCTTTTTTCATAGCGCTGGCAGACTCTTTAATAGCTCGGCGATCCATCCAAGATATTATTTCTATTAGTAGATCCCTCTCCTCTATTCCCTGAGCATCCATTATTGCGGGTAGTAGTGTATAATCTTTTCCTAAGTATCCAATATCTGCGACTATCCTATCGC